TACTAATACTAAAACACTTATTGCAGATGTAGTAGTACCTGAAGTGTTTAACCCGTATGTTATCGAACGTACGGCGGAACTTTCTGCGCTTTATCGATCTGGTATTATTGCTCGTTCTGAGGCACTCGATACGCTGGCACGGTCTGGTGGGAAGTTATTGTACATGCCTTTTTGGGAAGACCTTAGCGGCGTTGACGAAGTTTTAAGCGACCAGACTCCGCTCACCGTAGGCAAGATTACAGCAGATAAAGATGTTGCTGCTTTACTAGCCCGCGGGCGAGCTTGGAGTGTGAATGATTTGGCAAAGGCCCTCTCGGGTAGTGACCCAGCAGGCGCCATCGGAGACTTAGTGGCTGATTATTGGGCCCGACGTTTCCAAGCAATTCTGCTTAGCATTCTTAAGGGCATCTTTGGAAATGCGGCCACTGAAATGTCAAGTAATCAACTCGACATCAGTGGTACGCCTAGCAATCCGGACGACGACGTAATTTCGGCTAAGACTGCTATCGATGCCGTTTATAAACTTGGCGACAACTCTGACAAGTTGACCGGTTTTCTTATGCATTCGGCTACTGTCGCAAAGCTTTTGAAGGACGACTTAATCGAAACTTTGCCGCCTTCTGAGGGCAAGCCGAGTTTGAAGCTCTTCTTAGGGAAACCCGTAATTGAAGACGACGGTTTGCCCGCCGACAACGGCGTGTATACGACTTACATCTTCGGAGCCGGCGCTTTCGGGTGGGGCGAGGGTAACGCGCCCGTGCCGGTTGAGACGGCTCGTGACTCTCTGGCAGGTGACGACATCTTGATTCACCGTCGGCACTTCATTTTGCACCCGAGAGGCGTAGCTTTCCAAAGCGCTTCCGTGACCGGTGCGACACCGTCCAACAGCGAGCTCGCTACTTATACTAACTGGAAGCGAGTTTATGAAGCGAAAAACGTTCGAATTGTTGAATTTAAACATCGACTTACGACTGCGTATGAAGACGCCTAAGACACCGAAAGCAGGTGGTAATGGTGACGGCATATTGTACTGTAGAGGAAGCCGATGTCTACTTTAGCACAAGACTTTATTCGGACAGTTGGACTAGCGCGACATGTGCGGAAAAAGCTGCGGCTTTGACGCATGCTACTCGGACGATTGATCGGTTACTTCTAAAAGGGCGTAAAACTGACTCTACGCAGAGTCTGGCTTTTCCACGCTACCCAAGCACCGAGATTCCTGCTGTTGTTAAGCATGCGTGTTGTGAAGAAGCCCTAGCACTTTTAGAGCACGGCAACAGCCAGAGGCGTAAATTACAACAGCAAGGTGTTCAGTCTTTTTCAATAGGGCATTTATCAGAAACCTACGTAGCGTCCGCCGGCAAGGGTTTGTTGAGTCAGGAAGCCAAAGAATATCTTAGGCCGTGGCTGCTGGGGAGTGTGTTCATAACATGATACGGAGCTACCTTAACCAAACGGCCGTTTGGAAATATGTTATCGGTCAGAACATGTACGGAGAGCCGGATTTTGATACAAAAGAAATCAAAGTTAGATGGGAAGGCAGACGACGTTTAGTCCGAGACAAAGACGGCCAGGAGGTTGTGAGTGAAGCACGGGTGTTCTGCATTGAACCTGTGAAGCCAGGTGACATACTCAAATATGAAGATAGAGATTGGCCGGTCATTGCAGTTGCAACTGTTCCCGGATTGGATGGGTCCGAAAGCCACAGAGAGGTGGCGGTGTAAATGGCAAAAAGAGTTTTTCTTGGTGGAACTTGCAATGAAAGCATATGGCGAGATCTGCTTATTCCTATGCTTAAAATCGACTACTTTAATCCAGTGGTCGATGACTGGACGCCTGAGTGCCAAGCGGAAGAGATCCGGCAACGCGAACAATGCGACTTTTGCCTTTACACTATTACGCCTCGCATGACCGGGGTGTATTCCATAGCCGAGGTTGTGGACGATTCTAATAAAAGGCCTGAAAAGACAATATTTTGCATATTGGAAACAGATCCAACCGGCGGCGAACAATTCACGAAAGAACAGATAAAGTCGATTGAGGCGGTCGGGAAAATGGTCGAACGTAACGGCGGGAAGTTGTTTCGTTCACTTAAAGATGTTGCCGACTATCTTAATGGCGAG